TTCGAGTCCCTTCATCCGCACCAGTCCACGGGCTAGATGCTGATCAGCAAGTGCCTGTTTTCATTACCGTTTCGGGCATGGCGGAATGACCGTTAATATACGTGTTGCGCTTTTTGAGCCCCCTATTGTGCCCCAATCGCGCCACATGGGGTTTGCAGCGGCGGTGCGCAATGCTGTATCAGATCCGCACCAGTCAACTGCCCCTGCCTGCGTGACAGCCCGAGCGGAAACGCCGGTCTATCATCGACTTCTGACTTTTCGGGCTGTCCGCTAGAGTGCGGACAAACGGGAAAACTTTGAATGGCCAACCGTCTTGCCTGGCTCATCGGCGCGTTTCTCGCGCTCGCCCCGATCGTCCACGGCCTCGCGCAGCTGTTCGGCTGGCTCTAACGCAACTCGCCCGTCTTCACGTCGCGCACGGTCGGCGGATGCACCGTGATCGTGGACCGCCGGGCGCCGCAGCGGGCGCAGCGGAACATGCCTGCGAGGTCGGCCGCCATGGCGCCGTGGTCGCGGCCGAGGCGGCGCGCCAGATCATCGAGGTCGACCATGGCGCGATGGTTGCAGCGCATCCCGCCGGCGCCCGCCGAATCGCAGTGGACCCAGATGCGGTAGCCGCCGTCGATCAGTTCGCCCAGTGTCCATGACATGGCGCGGAAGTAGCGCCAGGCCGGCGCCATGGCAAGGAAACAAAAAAGCCCCGCCGGCGCGGGGCCGGCGGGGCGACTGGAAAGGATGCCGGGCGGCCGGCGCGGCAACTCAGGCGGCTTTCGCCGCCTTTTCGAACGTCAGGCTGTAGACCTCCCCGATCTCGAACTGTTCGATAGCGGCGGGGTTGGTGATCGTGATGGAAAGATCGCCCGACGGCGTCCACTTCGACCAGTCGCCGTTGCCTTCCGGCAGGCCCCTCAGGTAGCCGCCGAACGCCGCGCCCATCTTCACCTCGACATTGACATCACCCGGGCCGCCCGTGGCGCGGTGGTTGATCTCTTTCACGTAGAACATTGCTCGGACCGTCATCGGTCTTCTCCTTCACGATTGCCCGGAACCGCCGGACGCGGATCTCAGTGCCGGAAGAACCGCGCGAGCGCCTCGAGCGAGTTGGCGACCATGACGCCGAGCGCCGTGCCGCCGACGCCGACGACGGCGAGCGCGCCCATGCCCATGAGTTCCCAGCGTTTGACGTCGTCGGTTACCGTCTTCGAGTCGGTCACCGTCGCTTCCATCGATGCGACCTTGACGCCGAGGTCGCCGACATCGGAGACCAGGTCGTCGACACGCCGGTGCAGGGTGGCTCGATGATCGACCGAGTTACGCTCAGACTCCTGGAGATCGCGCCTCAGCCCGATCACCGCCTGTTCCAGCCCGCCGATCGCCTTGCTGATCTCGTCGAGTTTGCCCGTCATTGTTGCCTCTGATTGCGATGGTTGCCTTCAGATCGGCAGCCCCGGCGCCGATGTTCTGTTGCCCGCCGGGCTTGCTGCCCGTGTCGGGATGGCTGACGAGCAGCATGATCGCCGCGGCGAGCAGGCCGAGCAGCACCGCCGCCGTGAACACCCGCCAGGTCTCGTCCACTACAGTGCTCCGCCCGGCGAGCGGTTCTCGTCGCGCCAGCGGCGGATGCCATCGACCTGTGCGGCGCAGACGGCCAGGGCGGCGCGCGTGGCGGTGAGCTGGTCGACGATGCCTCCCGTCGTCGTCGCAGGCCGGTATGGATTCGGGCACGGATTGAGCAGCGCCGCCGGCGGCTCGGCGACGATCACCGTCGGCGCCGTGACAATCTCAGGGACGGTTGAGCACGCGCTGAAGAGGCTCAGGGACAGCGCGACCAAGGTATTCGCGGACGTCTTCATTGCTGCGCTCCAGTTCGTTGACCGAGGCTTGCGTCTCGGCAGTCGTGTCGCGGATGCCGGCGAGCTTCCAGGAGATGTCGGCGAGGATCCTGTCGGTGCGCTCGTTGAGTGCCGTCAGCCGCTCGATCGCGGCCTGATGCGCCTTGTTCGCCTCGACTGCTTCGCTGAGCGCGGCTTCGGCCTTGGCCTGTTCCGCCCGCGCGCCAATCGCCTCGCCGCGCTGCCAGAGCGCGTAGGATGCGAGCCCGAGGAAAGCGGCGAGCACGCCGAGGGCGACGTAGAGACGGGGACCGCCCATCAGCGCAGCCCCTCCAGGCATAGCTTGCGCTCGGCCGAGCGCCTGTTGACCAGGCCCTGCACCACCTTGCCGCCGGCCTTGACCCACAGCATCAGTGCTTCGCAGGCGCCGCGCACGTCGCCGACATTGACCTTGCGCGCCATGGACGAGCCGCAGAACGCGCCGACGCCGATGTTGTAGGTGGCGCTGACGAACGCGACGTAGCTCTTCTCGGGCAGCGCGTCGGGCGCCTTCAGGCAGGCGCGCATGCCGGCCTCGTGCTCGGCCAGGGAGCCGATGAACATGACGTCGCATTGTTCCTGGGTGAACTTCATGCCCGGCCTGATGCCGGCCGTCTCGCCGTAGCAGGCGGTCCACACGCCGATGACGTCCCGGTAGGCATAGAGCCTCAGCCCCTCCCAATTGCCAACGACGGAGATAGCGAGCATCCCGGCGCCGGTGATGGCTCCGGCGCCGACGAGGCGGCTACGCTTTGCGGCCGTCTTCATTGTCGAAATCCTTCTGTGCGAGGAGGCGGGCGACGAAGGCCGCGCCGGTGGCGAGGCCGGACAGCGCGGCGAAAAGGCCTGGCGGAATCGGCAGCAGCCCGTCGAGCAGCGGCAGGGCGATCTCGGCGCCCGAAAGCAGTCCGGCGGCGAGCATCAGGCGGACCGACCACGCACGGCGCAGCACGGCCCGCCAGTTGGCGACGAGCTTCATGGGATGTCCTTTCGGATAGTGTAGTCGTCCGGCTTGACCGAATCTCAGCCATCTACCGAGGTGTCGTTATTGCGATTCCGCGCTTATTGCGGCCAGTTCTGCCGAAAGGTCTTCTCTGGTCATTCCCAGGCGAATCAGGGTCGCATCGTCATTACGATGTTCCCACTCCGCCGCGATTTCAGGGCCATCATAGGATGGATCGCTGTAGTTTTCAGGCCTGACGGCAACGTCAACGAGAATTGTTGATGCGCCAGCGATAGATCGCATGGCGTCATCGAAATCGGCCGTACCGCGCATGGCTTCAAGATCGGCCCGTGTATTGATCTGCTTCATTGTAGGTCTCCGTCATTAGGCTTCTGATCAGATTGGATGTATCCGCCCAGCGCGCATGCCCAAGCCATGCGGCCACGAACCTTTCTAGACGTTCGGCATCGCCTGCGGCTCGATATGCTGCGATCTTGCGGCGGGCGCCGATGACGCTTTGGCGGCGCAGCAGCTTGTATCGAGGCCAGATTCGATATCCGAGGAAATTCACCCCGCGTGTTACCGGCGCGATGGACCATTTCGAGAATCTCAGCCCTAGGCGTTCTGCGGAGAAGCGCTCGATCTCGCGTCGCACGCGATCGAGATGTTCGGATGAGCGCCCGAGCACGACCAGATCGTCCATGTAGCGGTGCCAGCACCGTTCCCCGAGGATGCATTGCAGATGGCGGTCGAGGGCGCCGGCATAGACATTCGCGAAGAGCTGCGACGTCAGGCTGCCGATCGGCAGACCGATGCCGGTTGGAGGAACCATGTGCTCGATCAGCCGGAGTGTCGCCGCGCATGAAATCTTCTTTCGTATCATTCCGTGCAGGGCATCGCGGTCGATCGAGGCGAAGAAGCGGGAGAAATCCGTTTTCAGGAAGTAGAGAGGCAACCCCTCCCGCCGCATTTCCGCCTGGAGCGCGACGACGCCGGCATGGGTACCGAAACCGGGCCGGCAGGCGTAGCTACGAGGCAGGAACGTACGCTCGAAGATTGGGCCGATGATGTTGCAAAGCGCATGCTGTGCCACCCGGTCGCGAAAGCTCAGGGCTGTGATCAGGCGAGCCTTCGGCTCGAAGACCATGAACTCGCGTGGCTGGCCTTGGCGGTAGTTCCCCGACTGAATGTCGGCAGCGAGTTCGGTCAGATGCAGCGGCGCGAACTCCTTGAACTCCAGGAAGCCGAAGGTCAGGCGCCGGCCCTCGCTCGTTCTGCGATAGGCGTTCTGCATATTGCTGTCTGAGGCGATCTGCGGCATCAGATTGCGGTGTTTTTTACCCATGGCGAATGCCGGTCGCGGGTTTCGATGGTCTACTCCCCGCTTTACCGGACCCCGAATTGTATTCGCCGAAGCAGGTCGGGACGGCTGACCACCGTTCGGATGATCGGCCCGCACGGCCTTGACCGATGCGGAGCGGCAATCCGGTCGTCACTGCGGCCGCGCGCCCCGATGTTGCTGTTCGAGTTCCACGGCGCGTTGTTCCAGTTCGACGCGCGCGAGCCGGAGTTCGCGCCGTTGTTCCAGTTCCCGCCGAAGAGAGCGGCACACCCTTGTTACCCATCCCGACCCCCGCCCTTCATGGACTTCATCCACGCGCCGAGCATTCGTCCCACTTCTGCGAGGTGGACGAGTGCCACCCGATGCTGATGGGGCGTAACGATCTTGCGCTTTGAAGCGGCCATGAAGCGCAGCCAGAACCGCAGAAGCGACAGATTCGCATCTGCGGAATAGAGTCGCGAGATCTGTTTGGACTTGCCCGCGACGATGAACATTTCGGCCTGATCGAACATGCACCGCAGCATTGCGTCGCGTGCTATGCCGTGCTTGCGTGGCGCGTTCTGAAGCACCGGGTAGATGTATTCGACGAAGCGCTCATACTTCTCCACGATCGCCAGTTGCGTGTATGAGCTCTCGTCGGGCGCCAGGACGGCGCTTTCGCGCCGCCTATCCATGGCACAGGTGGTCACTGCGGCCGCGCGCCCCGAGGGAGCTGCTCGAGTTCCACGGCGCGAGGCTCCAGGTCGACGCGCGCGAGCCGGAGTTCGCGCCGTAGAGCCAGTTCCCGCCGAAGAGAGCGGCGGAAATGCCGGACGTGTTCTGCGCATAGATCTGACCGCGACTCCCGGTCTGATTCTTGTAGGCAAAGGCTATGAGAGCGGCGAAATCGGCGCCGGCGGCATAGTATTGCAGGTCCCGCCCCCACGCCAAAAGACAGCCGGTCGCCTGGATGATCCCCCATTTGCTGGTCTGTTCCTCGTCGGTGTTGCTCAATCCGCTGTTCGTCGTGCCGAGGCCCGTCGTCACCGGATCATCCCCGCGTGACTGGTTTTCGGTTGCGCCATAGGTCGCTGCGGCGAACTCCGCGTAATCAAGGAGGCTTTTGCCATGGCTTTTCATCACTTCAGACGCGTTGAACCATGTGAAATTTGAGTAGACATCACTGCCGTTGCCGCCGAAGGAACTGGGAACCTTGGGCGGAGATGAACCATCGGCGATTGTGACGTTGTTGCGACTGGTCCCGTCTGCGTGATGATTCACCCCGAGCATGTAGATGTCGCACCAGAAGTTCCCCGCCACCAACGCCATCCCCCGGGGATCAGGGCACGCCGGACGCCACTTCAGGTCCCACAGCGAATATTCGTTGATCGCCGGCGTCGTGTTGCCGCCCGTCGTGCCGGTCGCGTTTCCTCCGGCAGCGTAGTGAAAACCGCCGAAATGGCGCGAATTCAAGGTGGTATACCCGTCTGGTGCAGTGAAGTTCGCAGATGCTCGCAGGGTTCCGTCCGCGCATGCGTAGATCGCATAGTCGGTTCCGGCTGTCAGAATCGGCATGGTGATGGGCGAGCCGGACGTATATTTCCGCAGCACTCCACCAACTGCCACCCGGATATCCGTGTTGAGATGCACCGATCCGGATCCCGTCTTCGTCAGGCATAGTTGCGGGGCAGGTTTGAAGAATGCGCCGAGGACGCCGATAGCAAAGTCAACCATTGTCTATCTCCATGTAGACGGGATTGCCGTCAAGAAAAACGGGGGAATCGTCTATACTGACGAGCACATAGACGACGTCGCCGATGACTACCCTCAGCGGCGGAAACTGCCGACCGGCGCGGGCCAGTTGCGCACCTATACCTATCATCCTCATGCCTCCGCGAACGCCCACATCTCGCCCTCAACTTCGGCGGCGCGGATGATGCGCTCTCCGTTGAGAAAGAGTTCGCCGTCATCTGCGCTAGCCTCCGGCGCGGCGCCGGCCTTGGCCCAGACATCGCCGCCGGAAACGACGAATTCCCAGACCTCCTGCCGCCGATCGAACTGGCTCGACGGTGCCGCGATCGTCGTCGTGGACGACTCCTCTGTCACAGTAACGGTCTCGGCAGCTAGATTGCCCGAGGCAAGCAGTGCTACGCCTCCGAATTGTCCCTCATTCGACACGATGCGCTTGCGGCATACGCGGACGATGATCGGCATGATCGTGTGTCCTTCTTGTTGATGAATCGATTACCTTGGCTGATGTCGGCCGTCAGACCCAGCCGGCGGCATTCATGAGGAGGTGAGCGGCGCCCGACGCGTAGGTTGCCGTCTCGACATGGCCGGCCGCCGCTCCGGCCCCGACGCGCGACGCCCAGTGCGAGCGGTGGCCGAGCGATCCGGTGATGTTCCCGTCGGCGGTCGCCTTCGTCCAGGACGGATCGCTGGAGCTGATCTCGTTCACCTGGTAGAGCAGCGCCGCACGGAGCGGGATGTCATGGGTGACGCCGATCGTTAGGTTCGTGGTGCCGTTGTAGGCGTATTGCGCGAAGGCCGGCGTCGCCGACCTGTAGCCGGTCAGCAGCCAGCATCCGCAGAAGCTGCGCGGCGACGATCCGTTGGCGCCGCTGAGATCGACCGACACGGCCGTCGCGCCGGCCGCCACCACCCGTGAAGCGATCGCCGCCTTGCGCGTGCCGCTGGCGCCGTGCGTCGCATGCAGCGTCGCGGCGGCGCCGCCGATCGTCACCGAAGGGATGGTGCAGCTGTCGGCGCCGTGGCAGGTGAGCAGCGCGACCAGGAGCCCGCCGCCCGCCGGCACCGTGAAGTTGCCGAAGGAGATGGTCGATCCGGCATCGGCGCTGGCGGCCGCCCCGAGCCAGAGCCTGCGCACGCCGACCGCTGGAACCGCCGGCGCGAAACCCGGCAGCATCAGCCGATCCTCACGATGGCGGTGACGATCACCGTCGTGCCGAGGCAGGCGTAGGCAACGCCGAGCGTCTGCGACGTCGTGATCGAGTACGGGCCGATCTCGACGCCGTTCGCCAGGACCCATGCGGCATCGAGCGTCAGCGTCCGCGTCGAGCCGGACGCGCCGAACCAGAGAATGCCCTTCTTGCCGTTGCGGGCATTGGTCGGCGCGCCGAGCGTGCGATTGCCGCCGAGCGCCAGCGCGGCGCTCGACGCCCCGCCGAAATCGTATCCGGTGTTGAAGTCGACGGCGATCGTGGCGCCGTCGGTCAGCACGGCGAGCGCGCCCCAGACGCTCGCCGTGTCGAGCACCCTGTCGGCGGTCGCCGCATTGTACTCGGCGAAGGTGGCGACGGCGCGCGAAGCCGCCGCGCCCGGCGTCGCCCATGCCGGCTCGTCGGCGCCCATGGTCAGCACCTGGCCGGACGTGCCCTTGGCCAGCCGCTGCGCCGCCGACGTTCCCCGGATCAGGATGTCGCCGCGCGTGGTCATCAGCGAGGCCTGCACCGCCCCGGTGATGCGGCCGTCGTCGCCGGCGGCCACCGTGCCCGCCGTGGTGCCGATGCTCGTCGTCGTCCAGCTGGAGCCGTTGCCGACCAGCATCGTTCCCGCCGCCGGCGTGATGCCGGCGATGGCGGTCAGCGCGGCGCTGTAGGTCTGGAAGACGGGGATGCCGCTGCTCTCGATCTCGGCGGCGATGGTTCCGGCCGCCGCCGCCACGGCGCCGGGCAGAAGCTCGGCCGCCTTCAGGCCGATATAGTTGAGCACGACGTCGCGCAGCAGCCAGGGCGAGCGCGGATCGCTGTCGGAAAACACGACGCCCGGCGTCGCCAGCAGCGCGCGGAACTGCGCGACCAGTTGGTTCCACGAATCGGCGCCGATCCGGCTCGTCTCCTCGTAGCTCGAGCCGGTCTTCGCCCACGAGAACCCGTCCTGATGGACCGCCTCGTAGCCGGCCGGCGCGACGAGCCGGCGCACGCTGTCGGAAATGCCGAAATAGTCTGGCGTCGTCATGATCTCGGTTCCTTCAGGCGATGCGCTGGAACAGGCCGCGGAAGAGGAACTGCCCGGCATCGAAGTCGAGCGCGGACCATCCGCCGTGTTGGCGCCACGTGCCGGGTCGCGACGGAAAGAGCGCCGAGCCCGATATGGTCGCGCCGTCGGCCGGTATCGGATCGCCGAGAATGGTCGTGCAGAAGATGTAGCTGCCGACCGCTCCGTGCGCCGGGATGGCGCCGGGCGTGCCGGCGATCGCCTCGGCGATCGCCGCCTTGAATACCCCCCAGGTAATGCGCCGGTCGCCGGGTATGGAGGCGTCGTGCAGCGCGAAGGAATCCTCGTCGGCCAGCGCGCCGGAAAGCGCGGCGAGCGTGTTGATGGCAAGCTTCAGCTCGCGGTCGGCGACCAGGCTGCCGCCTCCGGAAAGCCCGGCACCCGCCGCGATGGCGCGCGCCGCCAGCGCCCACGGGCCGCCCTCGCCGCCTTCGCCGGCCGCCGCTGCGATCAGGGCGAGGATAGCCTCGTAGAGCTGCTCGTGGTTGGCGTCGGTCGGCGCCTCGTCGCCGAGGCCTTCGCGGATCACCTTCAGGATCTCGGCCTGGACGGTGTTGAAGAACTGCGCTCCGACGACGGAACCGGAAACGCCGGCGGTCGGGTTCTCGTCGCGATAAGCCTCGTCGGCCGTCAGCGCGTCGCGCGGTGGGATATATTCCATGGTGTTTCTCCGGGTCGTTGGTGATCGGTCGGCTTTCGCGGCATTCAGGAACCGAGATAGACGGACAGGCTATCCAGATGGACATAGCTGCCGTCGATTCTAACGCGCTCAAAGATCGACCCGCCGACCGTGATCTGTTCAGAGTCGATCGGGTGTGGAGACGGCGACTGATAACGAAAGACAGGCTGCGTCCAGGCAGGCGCGACGGCGCGGAACAGGCATTCGAGATCCTGGAGCCGCTGCACCTCGCCGAGTGGCGTCATGCCGGCGCGCGCCCGGCCGGCGCGGAAGGGGATCACCGCCGTCGCGCCGGGCCGAACGATCCAGTAGAACTCGACGGCCAGCCCGCCGCCGAGCCGCTCGGCCGCCTGCCCGCAGCGCGAGCGTCCGCAGCGGAACGGCAGCGGCTCGTCGATGGTCACGTCGTGGCCGACGCTCGCGGCCAGCGCGACGAAGTCGGCCGGCGTGATCGTACCCTTCGACCGGATCTTGGCGACCAGCCCGGCGAGCCGTGCGTCGAGGCCGGGATTGTCGCTGAGGCATGGATCGGGCAGGCCGAAATCCGCCTCCCAGTCCTCCAGCGAGGCGACCAGCGTCGTCGCCGTCGATTCAAGGGCGATGCCGAACAGCCTGCGATAGGTCGCCGCCAGCACGCCGGCGAAGCCGCGCAGCAACCCGCCCATCCGCGAGTTCGCGTCGAAGGCGGCCGCGTCCGGCGTCCGCCAGGCGGCGCCCTGCGGCAGCATCGCGTAGAGCGATGGCGCGATGAGCGCGTCGTCAGGCTCGGCGAGCGCGTCCAGCATGCGCGGACGCGACGGCCCTCCGCCGCCGATCGGGCGGACATGGATCAGCGCCGTGCCGCCCTCGCCGGGCCACAGCATCTCTCGGAATGGCGAACCGGCGGGATCAGCCATAGGTGATGTCCCCCAGCACCGGCATCGATCCGTCGTTGAGGATGATGTCGCCGGACGGCGCGACGAGGTTGTGGAAGTCCTCGCCGGCGGCGATCGATATCGCCTCGGCGATCCACGAGCGCGAGAACAGCGCCGCGGAAACGGCGACGCCGGGGCGCGCGCGCTCGGCGAACATGGCGGCGAGCGAGGCGCGGATCGCCGCCCTGGCGGTCTCCGTGTCACGCGACAGGCCGGCGATGTGGACGTCGACAGGGAACGGCACCGGCGCCAGCACCTGGAGATCGGCGCGGATCAGCCGGCGCGCCTCGATCGCCTCGCGGACGACGGCGACGTCGGCCGGCTCCGGAATGCCGTTTTCGCGCCCTTCGAACAGGAACCAGACGCCGACGGTTCCCGGCCCGTAGGCGAAGTGGTGCGCCCATGCCCTGGTCACGCCGGGCACGGCTCGGGCGAACTGCTCGTAGTCGCTGACGGCGCCGCCCTGCGGCGGTCGGCGGCGGCGGTCGAGCACGCGCACCCTGAGGCTCTCGTCGCTTTCCACGTCGGCGCCGCCGCCGATGCCGCCGGCGGAAACGGTCGCCTCGGCGTCGAGCGTCGGATGAAGTGCGGGGTCGGCGAGACGCATCGTTTCGCCCGCCGCCCGGTTCATCGCCGCGCCGCGCGCCTCGGAATGGATGAGGAAGGCGACGGCCCCGTCCTCGCCCGAGCGGACGTCGCCCGACGAGACGTAGCGCACGTTCCCCGACAGGAAGGCGATGCCGGCCGGATAGATCGTGTCCGGCGAGCCGGCGGTCTCGACGATCCCTGTCGCGCGTGAAGCCGGCTTGCGCGCCATGCCGTATTCATAGGCATGGCGGGCGACGTGCTCGCCGTCGGCGGTCGATACGAAGATCTGCCGATAGATCCAGCGCGAGCGCAGGTCGACCTCGTGGATCGCCGCGGCGAAGACCTTGGCGAATACCGACAGCGTGTTCGGCCAGATCGTCGCATCCGTCCCCGGCAGTTCGCGGCGAAGGTCGCCGCGGATGGCGCGGGAAAGGGCGTCGAGCGTGCGGACGGTGAAGCTCATCGGGTTATCCCGTTACAAGGAGAGGAGACGGCCGCAGGCCGCGGCTGCGACCGCAGCCCGCCGGTCGTCCGGCGCCCCGTCCGGAGCGAGCGGCAAAGCCGCGACAGCGTGAGGACAAGGTCACGTTGCGTCCCACAGGACGCGGAACTTCGAGGCGACCACCACCTGCCCGGCGCGGTCGGTAAGTTCGACGGCGAGATCGAGCCGGTTGCGCGACGGGTCCGCGGTCGCCCTTGCCGTGGCGAGCGCGGCGGCGCCCTGGGCGATCAGCGGCGCCAGCGCGGCGACGGCGTAGTCTTCGGCCAGCCGCGGCAGGATCGCGTCGTCCACCGTGCGCCTGGCGAGCAGCCACAGCCGCGAGCCGATCGGCGCCTCGCCGGCCTGGGCGTCGACGTCGAAGCCGTCGCCGATCCAGCCGCGGTTCACGTCGCCGGCGCGCAGTTCGTCGGCGGCGACGCGGGCGTCGCTCATCAGACAGATCAGCACCGCCGTATCCAGCGCCGCGCGGGCGGCGAGGCCGCCGCGGTTGCCGTCCTCGTCCTGGCCGGACGGCACGAGGTCGGCCATGACGCCGTCCCAGACGAGGTCCGGCGAAAGCGTCGGCTCGGGTCCGTCGCCGATCGGAATGATGCGCATCAGGCCCCTCCGTCGCCGTCGCCGTCGGTGACCGAACCGGTCGCATGCAGATTGCCTTCGACCGTCACGTCGCCCTGGATCGTCACCGGCCCGGCGATGGTCCACTGCCCGGCCGACAGCGTCACCGTGCGGCTTTCGAAGTCGAAGCTGGCGCCGCCGGAATAGAGGCGGATGACGTTTCCGTGCGCGTCGTAGAGGGCGGCGTCGCCGGCGGCGATGGCGGGGCGCAGCGCCGGGTCGGTGGCCGCCATGATGATCGACTGCTCGCGGCGCCCGCCAGGCGCCAGCATGTATCCGACGGCGCCCTTCTTCGGGTGCCCGGCGAAGCCGTGCGGCTCGTACCAGGGTAGATCCTCGAAGCGCTCGCCGGCCATGCCCCGGCCGCTGACCAGCAGCTGACCGCGCTCCAGCCGGGCGCTGTCGACCTCGATGCGGATGAACTGGCTCGGATAGCCGCGCATCGCCGTCACCAGTCCACGCCGACCCTGCCGGCCGGGTCCGGCGTCTTCCACACCGGATCGGAGCCCCCGCCGGAACCGTTGCCTGCTGCGCCGCCCTCGCCGTTGAGCGCCGCCGGATCGACGAGCGACAGCGTCGCCCGGGTGCCCGGCCCGCCGGCGCCGATCGCCTGCGTCAGCGTCACGCTCTCGATCGCCATGTCCTGCGACAGGTAGATGCGCGGATCGTGAACGCCGATCAGGAAATGCGGCTCGAAAATCCGGCCGCCCTGGTCGCGCCAGCCCGAGACCACGACGGTGGCCTTGCGCGAATAGCCGGCGGAGCGGCGCACGGCGCGTTCGGCGCGCTCCTTCAGCTTCCCGGAATCGGTCTCGCTCTCGTGGACGACGATGCGCGGCCGCCGCCGCGTCACGCCGCCGTCCATGGCGCGTGCCTCGAGGCGCAGCGCCGCGTCACCGAAGCCGCGCGACGACTGGCCGCGCACGATCGTCTCGTCGTGCCGCTCGGCTTCCGTCAGCGTCGCCGATGCGGAGACGATGTTGCCGCCGTCGCCGACGGCGAGCAGCCCGGAATGACGGCCGCGCGGCCTCTTGGCAATGCGCAGCCGGCCGTCCTCCGTGTCGTAGATCAGCGCCCCGTGCGAGCGGGCCAGCGGTTCGATGTGCCGCCACAGGCTCTCGCCCGTGTTCACGAATCGCGCCGCCTCGCGCGGGAAGGTCTCCGTGGCGACGATGCCGACGCCGGCCGTGTCGAACTCCCGGGCGATCGCCACCAGATCCTTGTCCTTCGTGAAGCCGGTCTTGTGGTCGATCGATGCCTCGACCGCGTCGATCGTGCGGGAGACGATGCCGACGCCGACATGGTGGCGGGCGCCGTCATGGCTCGGCGCGACGTCGCGGACATAGCCGGTAAGCAGCAGCGTTCCGGTGGCGAGGATGGTCACCGGCGTGCCCGGCATCAGCGGAAACCTCCCGGCGAAATCGGAGATCGTCATCGTCGCCGTGCGCGCCGCCTGGTCGGCGCCGAGCGAGATGGAAATGTCGGAGAAGCCGGACAGGACCACCCCGCCCGCCACGACCGTAACGATTTCGAGCGGATCGGCCATCTATGTCCTGCCGTGAGCGAGAAGACCGGCCGAAGGCCGCGGCTGCGACCGCAGCCC